TCGCTTTAATCAAACAATGAAATGCGCATACAGGCTGCGCACTTCCCATGAAAATTACTCGGGTCTTCTCCCGAGTGCGTTTTTCCAACAGGGTATTGAGTTTTTCCTGGTTCTTTCCTCTAGTTTGTTATAATGAATTATGGATTTTTGTAATTTTCACAGTAAAAGTTACGTTGAGTATTTATGTAATTTGAAACGTGGAGGAAGTATGTAAAGCAGCTGATTGGTCAATATTGCGAATTTCACTCTTTGCATTTTTTAGGAACAATAAGATAGGAAAATTCAAAAATTTAGAGTTTAAATGGGAGTCACCTAGCTTTGAGCTTGTGAACTAAATTTTGGGAGTACTCTGAGAAAGGAAAAATACCAAACAGGAATTCAGAGGCAGCCAGGCCTCCAGGCTTGGGGCACAGGGCACAACACACACATGCGGGAGTGGGGAGGGGGGGGGGGGGGTTAGGTTGGTTTGTAAATACTGGTTTGTGGGGGGATTTGCAGGGAGGGGAAAAGGGGCCCAGACCGGCCCGGCCTCTTGCCCAGCTTGTGCTACCCCGGTCGTCGTCAAGGGTACCTGAACAAAACAAGAACAAACTCAGAACAAAACGTGAACAGATGCGGAACGCGCCAGCATGAGCGTTGCTATTGTTTCACGTGAAACACTTTGCGCGGCGTTCTGGTTTTGTTCACGGTTTGTTCCGGCAACATGAACGTGGCCATTGTTTCACGTGAAACATTCTTGGTTTGTTCATGGTTTGTTCTGCCGGAGAACATACCAGTAACAGAACGTGAACACCGCCCCAACATAAGCTTGGCCTATGTTTCACGTGAAACATTAGGAGCCTTCATGCTTTGCCGCCAATAGCAGTTGACGCAATGAGTCGCGCTGCTCCAATGACAGATCACGCGCCGACACGTTTAACGTGTTGTTGTTGACCGTTACTTGCGCAGGTTCATGGTTTGTTCTCTCACTGTATTTGATGGAAAGCTTTCCAGCCATACGCAAGTAAGTGTCTACTTTTAACTTGGACCTAGCAATGGCGGCGTGATTCACTTCGCCTGTTTTCGTAACGTCCTTTGAGTCATCTTCCGCTGCGTCTTTTGCCATAGAAAATAGGGTTGTTGCGGCGTTCTCCCGCGCGCGTGTGTAGTTTGAAGCAAAAGAGGGGTGTTTATCCAGCCAATCATAAATCGCCGCAATGCTTGGCATATGATCTAACGTTGTCGTCATGTGATTTAATGACTCGCCACATGAAAGCCTAGTGCAGATTTCATCTGCTAGTGCTTCACTGTATTTGATACGGGGCTTGGCCATTGTTGCCGCCTGTTGAGACTTTGCTCTAATGACCGCCCATGCTTGTGACTCTTCTATGGCCTGAGCCTCATTGCGCTCTTTACGCGCCTTTAGCTTTTCTTGCGCCTTGTCAGTGGACTCGCCAATGCTTTCACCCGATTTTTGCTTTACAGATTTCACGTTACGACTCCATGCTAGATAGAGTCTATATATAGCACAAAACGCCACGGCGTGAACCATGGCGCTTTATGTTATTGCTAAGTTAGTGTTTACTTTGGGCGATACCCTGAAATTGCATTCCGGCCTTTGACCGTTATCGCCCCGGCCTTGTTTAGCAATTCAAGCTTGATAAGACGCGCTTTGATTGCTTCCAATTCGCCAGTGTCAATCCCCATGCGGCGCGCCTCATCCGCCCGCGCAAAGGATTTAAATGCCCTAATAATATACAAAACCATTTTTTCACATTCCGCAAGCTCACAAGAATCATGTGGCACAAGTTTACCAATGTCATCTGGATGTACAAAAAATGTTAACCTCATATCTTTTCCGCAAAACATGGAATGGCGAATCAGGCAGAAACCCGGCTTAATTTCCACAACACGATCCGCACGGATAGAATTCCAAGGCGCGGAGTTTTGTCCGGGAATAGTAGCAATTCGGCCATCCGCCAATGATACCGCACTGTATGCATCGCGTGAACCACCAGACCACAAACCCGCATCCGCCGGAATAGTAAAGCTTGTGCAAGCTTGCGCCTTGAAAGCTTTGCCGCTATATCCGCCACGCAAAAAGGCCGGAACCTGATTCTTTTCTAGATGATGTAGCATGTTTCACCTATTGCTTTGCTTGTGTTTGTTTCTACCTTAACAATATCGCCGATTAATCCAATTTAGTCTAATCGTTTATTCCGATAATTGCGCCGCTTTCCATTGAATCAAACGATTGGAACCATATAAGGATTCGCGCTATTGTCTTTTTATAGGCAAACAACAGGAGCCAACACAATGCAAGCTTATCAAGTAGCTTTAACGTTAAAATCACGCAATGCAAAAACTGGACCTATTCCAGTGTCGACGACGACGTTCGACACTTGCCCAAGCGCTTGCCCATTGCAAGGTTCAGGTTGCTATGCTGAAACGGGTCCGCTGGCCATGTTCTGGCGCAAAGTGACGGAAAAGCGAGTCGGTTCCATGTGGTCTGATTTTATCGCGCAAGTGTCCGCCTTGCCTAAAAATGTCTTATGGCGTCATAATCAGGCCGGAGACCTACCCGGAGATAAGACGACAATTGACACTGCGGCGCTTGCTTCACTAGTCACGGCAAACAATGGTAAACGCGGATTTACCTATACCCATTACGACGTTTTGAAAAGCGCCAAGAATCGCAAGGCGATTGCAAGCGCCAATAAAAACGGTTTCACGGTCAATCTAAGCGCCAATAACCTACGCCACGCAGACAAGCTTGCGGCGCTTGGCATTGCCCCCGTGGCCGTTGTGCTACCTTCTACGGTTCACGGCAACGTAAAGCTTGCAACGCCACAAGGGCGCAAGGTTGTTGTGTGTCCTGCTACTTATCGTGACGACGTGGCATGCATATCGTGCGGACTGTGTGCGCGGACCCGTGACGCAATTGTTGGTTTCCCGGTTCACGGCGTGCAAAGCAAGAAAGCGGACACTATCGCTGCAATGTGACGGTTACAGGGGGCGCGTGGCGTCGCCCCTATGTAAGCGCCAATGGTGGCAAGCTTAAAAACGGAGTCTAATCATGCAAGATATCATCGAATTCTCTATTGCACTGGTCGCGTTCGCGTGGGTCGGTGCGGTCGTCGCGCTTGCTTTCATCTAATAGGGGCCGGTCATGGAATACATCATTAGAAAACCGGTCGGTCGGTCGGTTCAGTGGACCATATCGGAGCACCATCGTAACAACGTCATCGGGTCTTATCCTACACGTAAACAAGCGGTCATGGTGGCACGGTTGCTTGCAGGGTGGAATGGGTCGGTCAGTGTGGAGTCGGTCAGATGAAAGTGGAACCAGCACCCTATAGCCTTGCTTGGTATACTAGACTCGCCAGTGGCTTATCGGTCGGTCAGCTACAGTATGCCGTCCGCGACATACAAGCCACTCTGCCCATATACCGTGAACGCGACACGCGCGACCCTTATGTGGCCAAGCTATTGGCAGAGATGGATGCGTTCACTAGTGAAATGCAACTCAGGAAACGTAAAGGGAATCGGTCATGAAACATGAAACCATAACGCCCGGTCATGCAGCCTATTTAGAGGACTGCGTCCGCAAGCCCACCTATCACACGGGCGAACCCCGCCCGACTTGGCAAAGTCTAGACGACTGGGCGCGTTGGTCATGGGAGCGCGAACCGACGCCCCGCCAATGGTCCACATGCAGCGATGAAGACAAGGGGGTTTTGGAACAGGCTGCGTGGTACGATACTAGCGCGGAGCTTTCTTGATATAATCAACATATGCGACAACAGCACTGGCTCCAATTAATAGAGCCGGTGCTACAAAAAACATCAGCACAGAAATCGCAAGAATGGCTTCATCGGTCATTGGTCGGTCCTTTGGTCGGTCGGTCATCGGTCGGTCGGTCATAGGTCAATCTAAGGAATCGGTCAATGGTATGGGTTAGGATGACAGATAAAGAAAGGACGCCTCAGTTTGGTGATCCTTATATGATACAGGTGGTCTGTAGGTCAGATGCAGAAGCAGATGAAATAGAGGGACTTGCCAGTGCAGACCCGCGTTGGTCAAGGATCATTATCATGGCCTCACGGGTCTACAAGCGCGCCGACATACCTGATAGGGTGGTTGAAACAATCACAGCGGAACAGTTTCGGTCAGGCGGGTTTCCTGTTGACCGGGTTGGAGTCATCGGTTACACTTTACCAGTCTCAAGCAAAGGGGGTTAATATGCATACGCAACATCTTCAAATTACAGACGCAGACGGTGACACCATTACGTTTTGCTTTGACAATGACAGTAAGCAAATCGAAGTGGTCAGTTCATGTGATGATCTTGAAGCTTCGATTGTCACATATATCACCCGTAAAGAAGTGAAGGCGCTCCAGTCGTTTCTGGACATGTTTAACACGCATATATACCGCTTGGAATCATTTGAGGGAGACAACCTATGAGATCACACCAGCTTGAAGTCATGGACGATGACGGCGATTATATGACGTTTGAAACCAACAGTGCAGATCCCGGCGTTGTAGCAGTTTCTTGGACCGCTAAACTGACCGATGGATCTTTCAAACAAGTTGCTTCGCTTATGTTCGAAATTGACGATGTAAGGGAAATTCGCAATTTCCTTGAAATCGCAACCCGAAATCATGTGATGTCATCAGTTTTTGACTGATTAAACAAAGGGGGCTACGGCCCCTTTTCACCATCATCAAAAAGGAAACACACCAATGACATCCCATGCGCTAGAAATAGATTGCATACTATTGCCATCCCGCAGCATAACTTTAAAATATTATGATGACGAACCGTGTTTGTCGGTTAGGATTCATAGATTTGACGAAAAAGGTGATAAATGCGAATCTGTGGACATGGATTATGAATCTGCAAGATCGACCCTAATGTTTATCCAGCAGTTTTTACAAGATGTAAGCAGAAAGAAACAAATAAAAGAACATGGAAAACCATTTATGGAATAAAGAAAGGGGGCTACGGCCCCCTTTTTAGTTTATGGATGTCATTCCAATCGGTTCCCGGTAAATCCGGTATTCTAATCTCTACGCCCATCTTGAATTGAACAGCAAGCCTATTAGCAAGCCGGTAAGCCGCAGCCTGACCGGTATAGTTTAGGTCATTGTCGCCAAATACATACACAACCCTAGCAATTTCAGGCGGAACCCACTTAGCCAACAGGTTGGCATTAACACATGCCCAAACTGGCATATCAAACATTAAGCTGGCGCTGATCGCAGTTTCAATACCCTCTGCTACCCCCATAATGCCAGCAGCGGGCGCAAGCCTAATCGCACACCCCTCTGGCAAGCTTCCCGGCAAGACCTTCCGGTTAGGGGTTACGTCAGCCTTCTGGCCGTCTTTGGTCAGGTAGGTCACATGTAAATTCACTGGCCTGTCGTCTGATCCAGTGATCTTAGCGATCAGTGCTATTTTGTCGCACCGCTCTCTAAGGGCTTTAGAAGGCCACTGGCAGCCAAAACGGTTCTGTAGGTAAAGAGATACCGGGGAACCCTCTTCCGGCTCTACAGCCCCGTCCCAGACTGATTGCATGAGCCTTCGCTGATCGTTTTTGGGCTTGGCTGAATGTTGCTGGTTCAAAGTGTTGGATATGCCCAGTTCACATGCAATGGAATCAGCCACCTGACGGAAGGACTTACCAGTGGCCTTCATCGCCAGTGTAAACCCATCCCCAGCACCACACTGGGAACAGAAGAAAGATCCAGACCCATCCCGATCATCAAATCGAAACCTATCTGTGCCGCCGCACACAGGACAACTGACGTGTTTTCCCGTCAGAAACCTTGTGTCTATGCCAAGTGACGGTAAAAGCTCACGCCACTTGCCACGCGCAGCTTCAGGAATTTTCATCTTTTTCCTCTAAAGCTTCTAATGCGATGGTTCTTGCTAGAGGATTAGCACCCCAGCTACCAAGACTCAATATCTCCCGCAGCGCCGCCTGTAGTTCTTCGATGCGGTGAAAACAGCTATGCAGTTCGGTGGTAAGGTCTTGCACTTCATGTTCCAATTCGGTGGCGTAATCAGTGTCAATCATTTTTCCCCTCCAGTGCTTTGCGGGCGATGTCGCAAATGTCATGCGGGTTTAGGCATGAACTTCTATCTATCTTTCGCAGCGCCGCTTCCAACTTTTCAATGTGCGTTCCTAACGATAAAGATTTTTTGCGTTCCATATTAAGAAGTATCATCAAACTATCAATCCGCCTCACAAGATCATCAGTCATCTTTCCCCTCCAGTGCGTTGCGGGTAACGCCAACCATTTCTGTCAACAGCTTCAATAGATAGCCTTCAGCGGCGGTCATTGGCTCAGGTATGCCTTCAGACCCGGCGTACACCTCATGTATCTCCCGTAGCGCCGCCTGCAGCTTCTCAATGCGGTCTGCGGCTATGTCAGGCAAATCGTGACCTTGATTGTAAGATAGATCGCGCAGCCGCTTCACAAGATCGTCGCTCATGTTAACTTTCTCCTGTTTTTTTAACACGTTTTGCGGATGTGTTAAGTTTCTATAAACATCGACTTCCACTGGCCGGGGTGTTCTGTATACATATCATCGACCATTTTTTGTAGACCCGGCCTAAGAATTTCGCGCAATTCGCTGAGACGGATGCCACCGCCTGTGCGAACGGGATGTTCCATGCTTTGAAGCGGCAGACCGTCAGCCAAATACCATTTTGGCTGAATCACCTTCACCGGCATGATGTTAGCAGCTTTGACAACCGCAGGCGCTGCTATCAGGCCGAACAGGCCGGTGAGGAACTTGCGTCTTGGCATTAGGAGATCAGTCATCACTCATCCCCCTTCTTAGGCGGCGCGGGCAAAGGTATCCAGTGAGTAACCAGCATTTCTTCGCCGTCGAACGCCCACCGCTGGTCATCTTCATCCCAATGGCATAAGCAAACATCTTGAACGGTTGGGAACATGGGCCAAGCGCCATAAGCAAGAATGGTCTTCCCATCCCTTGGCGCGGTTGATATGTCTTGCCATTCAGTCATAGTAGCACCATGCCATAGTGTTCTTTTGAAATGAAACTTCAACGCCGTAAAATCCATTGCTGGCTCCATACCAGCGGATGCTCACATGGCCCTTGATTGTACCGATCTTGTAGAAAGTCCAAAGGCAAAGATCGTCCCACTTATCTTTTGCAGGGCCATCGTTAGTGGCGCATTCAGCTTCAAGGATTGGAGAACCAATAAGATCATCAAGGTCGCCAATTATCTCTTCAATGGAAACAGTTTCGCAACAATCTTGGCTGTGAAACATGTAGTAAACATCATCTCCAACATGAAAATGAAGTTGCTCATTATCATCAGATTTCACAATCTTTGTGATAATCTTGCCTTTAAGTTCAGATATGTCAGTCATCTTTCCTCTCCTTCATCTAGGTTGGTTGGATTTAGCTTTGCGGATGTTGCGGTGACGAATCCATGATTCCACTTCTGGAGTCATTTGTCTAGCGGGCTCACCAGAAAAATGTCTTGCGGGCTTTGATTTGAATTTGTCTTGATATGCCCAATAAGCCCAGCCTGCCTTATAGTTCCGCAGATGAGCGTACAGGATCAGTTGCGCGTACCAGCTTTGAGCATCAGCAGATGGCTTCTGGTCGGCTTTGGCGGTCTGCCTATTGGCAAGTTCGTATAGCTCTCCGCTTTCTACCTGTACCTTGTCTTGGGGGGCTGGGCGGTGCCCGCAGGCGGGACAATCCAATACGTTTGGCGGCTTCAGAAAGTGGCACTTAGAACATTCCTTGGGTAGCTTCTCCTTTGGGGCACCTTCAACGCGCTTGGCTTTACCATCATCAAGCTTGTCATGATGGATGTCAGTGACAAAGCCAAGGTTTAGCGTAGTGCTAGAGTGATCCAAGATGATGCAAGCTTCCTTGCCTTCCGCAGTCCTTAGCCCGCGCCCGATCATTTGCGTGTACAGGATCTCCGACTTGGTAGGGCGGGCCAGAATGATGCACCGAACGTCAGCGTCAAACCCTGTGGTGAGTACGCCGACGTTGCAGATGATCTTCACATCGCCCTTTGCAAACTTGTCTACAATCTCCCGCCGGGCAGGAAGATCAGTGTAAGCGTCCATGTATTCTGCTGAAACCTTGGCATCAAGAAACTGCTGTTGGATGTGTTTGGCATGGACCCGGTTGACAGCAAAACATATTGTAGGCTCATTGTTGCCACGTTCTAGCCATGTCGAAACAATGTCAGCGACCAGATGGCCCTTGTCCATTGCATGTCCCAAACCCTTCAAATCAAAATCGCCAGCCACCATTCTGACGCCCTTCAAGTTAGGATGCGCCGGGGCAAACACTTTGAAGGATGATAGAGCCTGCCTGTCAATCAACTCACCAGTGGTTATGCCGACAATCAGATGATCCCATTTTCCGGGAGCGCCCATCCCCCTAGCCCACGGGGTTGCTGTTAGCCCGATGAATGGCACATTCTCCCATTCTGAAAGCTGCATCCAGCGTTCGTACAAGCTGAACCCCACATGGCATTCATCTACGATCACAAGATCCGCTTTGGGCAAATTTCGGCGCGTCAATGTCTGCACCGAACACACCTGAACAGGTTGGCTTATGTCCGTCATTTCATGGGTGGCTTGGATCACGCCCAAATCAAAGATTCCGTTCTGCTGGAACCTTTCTACTGTCTGGTCAATCAGGCTAAGAGCAGGAACGACAAACATCACCCGCTTGCCCTTCTGGCGGGCCATGTTGACCAGCGCAGCGGCGATGACCGTCTTGCCGCTTCCTGTGGGGGCTTGGACGACTGGCCTGCGGTACCCACTAGCCAATGCTTCACGGATTTTGTCGATGATGTCCGTTTGATAGTCCCGGAGTTCCATTGTCTTGTTCCTGTTGTCGGGGATTTTGGTATTATAGTATCTTATTCAGGTATCTTACTGGTAAGTGATTCTAGAAGTTACTAGTAGGTTCTAAGTGATAGTATATGGCACTCTATTGGAGTGGGGGGGCACTCCATTGGAGTGGGGGTAGGTTGCCTGATCTAAAAGTCACGCTCAAGTCCAATGTGTAGACATTAGCAGTCTGCCCATAAACCCGCATCTGCATGACGCGCTGCACCATGCCAACCCGCTCCAACCAAACAACACACTTCCTTACCTTCGATGCAGACAAGCCCGAATCAGCGGCCAATCGGGCAACAGATGGCCAGCATTGATTTACGTCATTGGCGTAGTTTGCCAACATAAGCAGAACCATCTTTTCTGAACATGGGAGCGGCTGCTTTACTGCCCAAGCCATCGCTTGAAAAGACATGTACTATCGCCCCGTATTGTAAAGTTCAAGTGCAAGGAAAATGGCACGGGGGAATTTTGTGTCCCCAGCCATCCAACGAAAAAGCGTCCGCTCAGACACGCCAAGGTAATCAGCAGCAAACGCATGATCCATGTGGAGTTCGCGAATCATCTTTTTTAGCTTTTCGCCGTTAGGATTATCAGACATTTTCGCTCCTTTTTGGTGTCATGCTGTCATTAAATACGACGTATTGTCATTTATCAAGAGGCTTTTGTGCCGTAATTATAATTTCCCTATTTTGCTGCACCCATTTCAGGGTCTTTAATGCAGCTTCAACGGCGGGTAATCTTTTTTCTGTGTCATCAAGGATTTCTTTTGGACGCTGCCCTTCGGCGACGTACCGGCGCACCAAATTAATGTAGCTGCGGTGATTGCGGACCACATCATCAAGAGCAGCCACTTGATCGTCTATAGTAATTTTATGGGACATGACACCAATTTTTCCCGCACTTTATCATGCTAATTCTTGCCTGACCTACGCCAAACATTTTACCTATTTCTGTTTGACTTAACTGTGTTTTTAATAATTTTCGTATTTTTAAAACATCATCTTCTTTTAATTTTGCGAACGGGTGTTTGCTGCCTTTGGCTTTATTAGAACGACCTTTTTGAAACATATCCAACACATTATCTTTAGGCGTACCTAAAAATAAATGTCTAGGGTTTACACAAATGCGATTGTCGCATTTATGACAAACATACATTTCCTTTGTAATTTCTCCACAAAATAATTCATAAGATAATCTATGGGCATAAGCAAATTTTCCGTTTACACTAAACTGTCCATAACCATATTTGTTTTTTGAGGCTTTCCATTCCCAGCAAGCGTCTGGGTCATCAGGCACAAAAACTTTTGCCATAAAACGATCTTGTATTGGTTTTTTTTTGTATTCTTTTCCCATGTTATGTACTCCTTCCATAGAATGCCGTTGATAGACGGGGCCTAGTGTTATCAAACAGATACCAAGCGCAGTTGTCTTTACCAACGCTAGGGCTATCTTCAATCCACTTCACGCGGCCCACAGAAACTACAGCGTGGCAATATTCCATGTAAACTGATGATTGACGTGTGTGCGCCCAGTCAGCATCGAACAACAACCATGTTGGTTGGAGTAGCGCACAACGCTCTATGATTCGATGCAATATGGGGCGGTCCCAAGGTGGATTTGTAATGATGTAATCAGCACCCTGCAAATCGGCCCATGCAATTTGTGTGGCATCATGTTGCCAAATGTTGTCACCCATTGGCTCTATGTCAAAAGCAGATACGCAATTAAACCCAAAAAACTTTAGCCCTCTAACTAAATCTCCTGCGCCAGCACAAGGTTCACAATACCGCGCACCTTCTGGTAAGTGACTTACCAATGGCGTGATGGCTGATAAAGGAGTCGGGTAGAAGTCCCGTTCCATGCGTTCAAAGTTCGACCGCTTGCCCATCGCTATCCCCCAAGACCTGTGTGGCGATTTCTAAACCCAGATGTGCGTCTGCTAAAGGCAATCTGGAAATATCTTCCAATGCCCTTTCAAGCTTCATGATGTAGGCTGCGGCCTCCTGCCCAGCCTGTCTGTCTTTGATCGTAACTTTTCTGTTTAGGTTGTGGCCTATTCGAAGAAGGCGGTATGTTAAACTGAAGTAGGTGGGATAGCTTCCAAGGTTATCAAGCATGGCGGTCCTTCTGGCACCCACTTGGCTACAATCCATTCGCACAAATGATCGTCATCTACGATCCCTGAATGAACTAGCGCGTCGTTGATTGCCTTCTCCAAGTTTCCAATGTCACGTTTACGTTTGTCTGGTCTGACGGCTTCAATGGTGAGTTTATACTGACCAGATATGCGCCGCCGTTTTGCCTGTTCTTTGATTTCCCATAGGGCTTCCTTAGTCCAATCTACATACTCTTTTGACCGATACACCTTACCAGTTTTGGTAGCCCTCCAGAGACGGTTGACGCTAGGGGGGAACGGGATGGACATTTCGATCATGGGGGCATTATGCGTTGATACAGATTCTTCGTCAAGAGGGGTTGACTCCAAATATGGTTCTGCTATGCATTATGCATCCTACCACAGGAGAGCAAAATGAACCTGAGCCCAATCCAGTACACCTTAGACGAACATGCGCTCACGCCAGACATCTACCTGTATGGCAAGCTAGACATCCTCATTGACCATGTGGATGATATGCCTTTCATTGACTCCTTTGAGCTTGTGCGCGTAGTGAACCTTGGCGAAGACAATGAAGAGCGCACCGAAGTGATCTTCGTGAAGGACAAGGACAACGAACCGATTGCATGTGCTGTATGGACCATGTTATGCCGTGATACCAATCTGATGAACGACATCTTTGATGATTGTGCCCGCGAAGGTATGTGGGCGGCAGAAGACGACGCAACCGACTTTAGACTGCAAGCCCGCCGTGATGGCGAATACTAAGGAACAACCCAATGAAAATGTCTGAAACAATCAACCAGCTTTCTACCGCCCTAGCTATCGCACAGGGCCAGATTGACGACGCAGTAAAGGACCGCAAGAACGATTTTTATAAAGCGAAGTATGCAGACTTGTCGTCCGTTCGTGCGGCAATCCGTAAGCCATTTGCTGACAATGGTTTGTCCGTAATTCAGTTCCCCCGTACCGTTCAGGGGGGCATTGAAGTTGAAACTATGCTCATGCACTCATCTGGTGAGTTCATGGCTGAAACCTTGTTCCTCCCAGTTAAGCATGAGATCCACCCCATTGGATCTGGTATTTCGTATGCCCGCCGGTATGCCCTGATGTCGATTGCGAATCTTGCAGCCGACGATGATGATGGCAATGCAGCGCAAGTTGCTAAAGCCCCCACAGAGCCAAGCGTTGAAGACCGGGCTCTTGCCCTGAAAGCTTCTAAAGTTGCTGAGAGGGGAACTGCTGCCCTCAGTGAGTTTTGGAAGGGCTTGACACAAGCGCAGCGCAAGGTGTTTGATGCTGAAGCTATCGCTGATTTGAAGGCTCTTGCCGCCCAATACGACCAAACGAAGGAAACCAAGTGATGGAACAGCGCAGTGATGAATGGTTTGCGGCTAGGCTTGGGCGTGTAACTGCGTCCCGCGTAGCTGACATTATCGCCAAGACAAAGAGCGGATATAGCACTAGCCGCGCTAACTACATGAGCGAATTGATTTGCGAGCGACTGACTGGAAAACGTACTGCGTTCTTTCAGACCGCCGCAATGGCGTGGGGGACAAACACAGAGCCAATGGCGGCGCTGGCTTATGAGGCCAAGACCGGCAATCTGGTAGAGGGGGTAGGGTTTGTCCCCCACCCTACTATTGACATGGCTGGAGCAAGCCCTGACGGGCTTGTGGACCATGATGGTTTGATTGAAATCAAGTGCCCTAATACGTCCACCCATTTGGATACGGTATTGGCTAGTACTCCACCAGCACAGTACGTTGCCCAGATGCAATGGCAGATGGCCTGCACAGGCCGTCAATGGTGCGACTTCATATCATACGATCCGCGTCTGCCTGAGAAAATGCAGATATTTATCCAGCGTGTTATGCGTGATGACGCCATGATTGAGAATCTGGAAAAGGAAGTAAACCTTTTCTTGAAAGAGATAGGTGACAAGATCGCCTTGCTGGACGCAGCTTTTAACGTAGAAGGGGAAGACAATGGCATATGAACAGCGTGATAATACCGGGGCTATGTTCAAGAATACCCGCAAGGAAAATGACAAGCAGCCCAATCTGACCGGCAACGCTCTCATTGAGGGGGTAGATTATTGGGTCAGTGGTTGGATTAAGGTAGATAAGAACAACGAAAAGTGGATCAGCTTTTCCTTGAAGCGCAAGGATGGGAATACGGCATCTGGCAACAAACCAGCACCAAGCCGGCAGACAGCTGCCGAACTTGAAGACAATGATCTGCCTTTTTGAGGTAAGCTATGGAAAACGCGCCCTTGTCGGAACAATATCGATTAGCAGCAGATGAATGGGTAGATGCCAATTCTGCCGCTAACTTTTTGGAGGAAACCAAGAGCGCAGTTTTGTCCAGAATGATGGCGGCTTACGGTGACATTGCCGTAAGCCGCGCAGAAATGAACGTGAAGGCATCAGATGCTTGGATGGAGCATTTGAAGAAAATGATGGCTGCCCGTGAGAAAGCGGACCGGCTTCGCATAAATGTAGACTATATCAAAATGCGGTTTCAAGAATGGCAATCCGCAGAAGCAAACAACCGCGCTGAAATGCGCTTATAGGAGATACCCATGAAAAACAAAATTAAGCACCTTGAGGAAGAAATTGCCAAAATGAAAGACGGGCAAACCAAAGAGGTTTCTGAACTTTTCTTAGAGGTTGAAAAGATTCTTGATGGCAATGATTTTGCCATTAAAATGTCTACGCTTTCAACCGCAATGCTGAATGCTATTATGGAATATTCAGACGACTCAAACGAAGCCCGCTCCCATGCGTCTATCGTAACCTACAATCTTGTTTGGGGCATTCAACTGGCCTGCGATGCTATGAAGCAGGCAAAAAATGAGCATGACGAAAACCAAGAGCTTGATGATGAGTTTCATAAGCACATGATGAAACACTGATGAAGCGGGTCCGTATTACAGCAAAAATGCGGGCTGACATCTTTTTGCGGCATAGTGGCGTATGCCATTTATGCCGCATGAAGGTGGTGCCGGGTGAGGATTGGGACGTTAGCCATGAAATCCCATTGGAAGCTGGCGGTAAGGACGATGATACTAATTGGCTGGTTGCTCATCGCAAGTGTCATCGCACCCATACTAGCAAAGTGGACATCCCGCTAATAGCAAAGGTTAAGCGCATCCATCAAAAACACATTGGTGCAAAGCGCCCTAAATCTCAGATGCCGGGCGGTCGAAACTCTATGTGGAAGAAAAAGATGGATGGATCTGTTGTTAGAAGGGACGGGGGACATGACGGAGAATAGGACTACATTTCAAGACAGGTTAAGGGGATCCATCCCTGCTGTTTTTGTAGTAGCCCAGTGGTTGCATATAAAGGGCTATGATGTAAATGTCCCCGCCCAAAGAGGCGTCGTTGATGACGGCGATATATTTGCCAACAAACCCGACCAACCAGTGAAGCGCATCGAAGTTAAGGGCAGAAATATAAACTTTACAAGTGCTGCCGATTGGCCTTATGTAGATGTTCTAGTATCGAACGAAGCTGCTGTAAAAAGGGCATGGGATGATGATCCGCACTATATTATATTAAATGCTGCGATGACCCATGCAGCAATTATCGGTCCAGAATCCAAAGAACACTGGAAGGTAATCAAAAAATGGGCTAGTAATACCCGCAAGCACGAAAACTTCTACACATGCCCAACAGAACACGTCAAATTCGTCAGAATTGACATTGAAGGAGAATAGCATGAGATTTCTAATTACTATGAACATGCCCAGCACTTCCGGCAACTTGGTCCATCATGTGACTATGGATGTGAGCGAAGTAAATTCATGTGATGAATTTTGTGAAATGATGAACGGCGATGAGTTTATCATAGGCCGTCAATGGTATCGCCGGAAGAACTATGATGACAGCATCTTCTGGGAAGATCGCGGAATGACAATTTTGAATACCTCCCACATTGGGAAAGTTCAAGAATTTATCGACATGGAAGAGAAGATCAATGATGACGCCCAAGCAAATGCTGGTTCAGTGCGCCGAAATAATGACCCAGCGCGGGGAGGAGTATGGACATCTAGAGGAAAACTTTAACAGAATCAGTAAGATAGCTTCTGTTATGTTGGGCAAGCACGTCAGCAATTATGAAATTGCCATGATGTTGCTTGCCGTCAAGCTTGGTCGTATGCAAGAAAGCAAATATCATCTTGATAACTATATAGACGGCATTAACTACATGGCTATTGCCGCCTATTTTTTGAAAGATGAACCTCCACAAGAAGAATAGGAAACCCAATGAAAACTATAATAAACCCTAATACGGATGCCATCATTGATATGTGGCAGACGGGCCTATCCGGCGGACAAATTGCTTGCAGGCTTGGCATTACCCGAAATGCAGTTATGGGCATTCTTGGGAGAAGCCGCGCTGCTGGTAAAATTGACTACCGGATAGATATGGAACGGATTAGAAATATCCGGGCTGATGTTGCTGAGATTAAACGAAAAAGGGCGTCTGTTATTGGTGAGTTTTTGCAGATAGCAATTGCCGGTGGTGATTTGCCTAGCAATAAACCAACCAGTGGCGTCACGCTGATGAAACTGCAACCAAGTTCTTGCCGATATATTATCGGAAGAAATGTGGATGACGAATCCTTGTTCTGTGGAGAACAGCGCGGGGCATCATCATACTGCAAAACCCATCACAAACTTTGTTATACGCACCCGTCAAAGCTGAAGGAGAAAAACCATGTTGTTGCAGCTTAACCCGCCAATCCCTGTTGTTACGCCTAAGGGAAAGGGTCTTGCACATATTCTAGTGGATTATGGTAGCGACCATGATCTCATCTGGATTGTTTTCCAAAACGATGGGCAATGTTGGTGCTGGCAAAATACAGACATCAGGGGCCAAACAAACATCACATATGGCCGCTCTACAAGCAGTGAATTTTTAAACCCATAAGAGTCAAATGGCTTGCATGGTTTCAATGATTCTGACATAGTAAGCGGGTCAAGGAATAGTCCTTGGCTTACATGCGGCGATAGTTATGCGTAGGCGCTTGTAGGTCTAGCTCTGTGAATTGTCGAAACGCTTACTTGCCCCGGTCAGTTCGGTCTGGCCGGGGTTTTTTATTCAGCGATTAGCTTCCAACTCACCGTAGGCTCATCCCAAACATACTGCTGACCATCGGTTGGGACAGCCACAGGCGCATCCCATAACCATGTGGTCTGATCCAGCACCCATGATGGATATGGCTGCGGCGCGTAGAATACGTCATTGGCGGAGTCGTATGTGTAGCCAATCCCGGCGTAGTTGCCGCGCAGGGCAGTGCCGCCATCGGGTTGCCCGTCAGCGCCGTAGTGGACCCCGCCACGGGTGTTGTAGCTGGTCTGTATCCATGAACCCGGCGATGAGTCCACAAACGTGTCGAAGAACTCAGGACCGGCGACGATGACTTGGATGACTTTTCCGTCGCAGACCTTGGCATAGTGCGCCATCATATTTCTCCTTAGTAGTATTCAGTGATGATGATGAGGCCGGAACCCCCTGCGCCGCCCGCCGCCCCAACGCCGCTTGCCGTGCCTGCGCTGCCGCCAGCACCGATAGAATAGGCGTAACTTGCTGAAGGGCTAGAGATATATGCTTCCAAATACCCGCCCGCACCGCCGCCAGAACCTGATGTTCCTGTTCCAGTAAGATTGCCGCCGCCGCCGCCGGAACCAGAATTAACCGCCGCAGCGATGCCAGCAAAAAGTGTTACGTTGTTTGGTTGCCCCCCTCCGCCCGCACCTCCAAAAGGCGTTGTTCCGCCGTTTCCACCTGATGGATATAGCGCATAGTTGTTTGCCTGTCCGTAACCACCAGCAATAGCTATACCTGTTGCGCCAGCGCCAATTGTGGCTGTACCACCTGCACCAGCATTGCTGCCAGTTATTGTTCCACCTGATCCACCATTAGAAGTTAAAAAAGATGAGCCAAATGTAGTTGCCGATCCATTTCCCCCATTCCCTCCGGGGTTACCGGCACTGCCACCGCCGCCGCCGCCAACCATGCGAATAAACAATCTTGTAACACCAGTTGGGACTGTGTAAGTGCCGCTGCTTGTTTTATAAATTGTTTGAGTTGGCGGGGTGCCCCCACCGCCACCCGCAGGCGTTGCCCATGTGCCGTCGCCACGCCAGAAGGTGGTGGACGACGCGCCAGTGCCGGAATTGAGGTTAGTGACGGGGAGATTGGTGATGCCTTGGATGGTGCTGGAATTGGTCCAGACGGCGATTTGAGCCGCAGTCGGTGTGCCGCTGCTGGACACGTTGCCGCCACCAGCAGGAGTTGCCCAAGAAGTGACGCCAGAGCCATCCGTTTGCAATGATTGTCCAGCAGTTCCAGCCGTCGTAGGCAAGGTAAGCGTCCACGTCCCAGCCGCCGTAGCTGGCTGCACAGTGACCGTGCCAGACGAAGCCCCCGGCAGAAACTCTGCGGGGGTCGTAATGCCAGTGGCTCCGTTGATTGTGACGGTCATTATTTTGTCTCTAGAACGGCAAGCCGGGCCTCAAGCGCGTCGTTTTTGGCGGATAGCTCTTGAATAGCCGCAGTCAAGATAGCAATCATGTTACCTTCAGCAATGCCAAGGAACTCTTCCGTAACAGCCGCTGTTGTAACAACCCCATCCCCGTCCTTAACTTCCGGCTCAATGACACACTCATTCTTTTTGATGATGCTGTTCAGGTATGGTTTGTCAGCAAGAACTTGTTGAACTTCTTGAGCCAAAAACCCGACAGTTGTGTTCTCAGTGTCAAAAGCGTGAACAGGATGCTTTTTCCAGTCAAAGGACACTGGACGCAGCGCCTTCACGATGCTCAATGCACCATTTAGCGTTTGCACATTCTGTTTGTAGCGAGCGTCAGATGTGGCGATGGTGGAGGATGTTGCAAATATTTGACTGTTAACTTGCAGCTTGTATGAGCCATTGGATGTCGTATACCCCACCAGCAAGTTGCCGCTGGAGTCTATGCGCATACGTTCGGAGCCAGCATTGTTGCGGGATATCTGAGTGTCAAAGTCAATATACTGCGTTGTTATTCCGCTTCCGACAATCTGGTTATAGGCTGCGAAAGTTGAATAGTTTACATAAGAACTAGCGCCAATCTGCGATTGCAAGATTACAGCAGCACTAGCGCCTGCGTTGTTGTTTATTGTCTGCAATACGGTTGAAGCGTTTTGGTTCTTTGAGATAACCAACGGGTAGCTTGGCGAACTTGTCCCAATCCCCACATTGCCGCTGGAGTCCTTATAGACCTGCCCACTACCGATGTTCATCACACCAGTGCTGCCGGTCAGTGTCCCCGCCACCGTCAGATTATTCCCAACAGTAATATTCCCCAAATTGTCATTGACAATGTTGGTCACTGAGCCGGAGGGATGGACGACGTTAATGGCTTTGAGAGTGCTCATGTGGCGGCTCCTGCAAGTGCAGCAATCTGCGCAGAGAGCGCGGCGAGTTGAGCCTGAAGCTCTGTGATGGTGGGCTTGGGCGGTTCGACAGGCACAAGCAATGAAGCTGCATAGGCAAGCGCCGCAGCCTCTTCAGCAGCAGTGAATTGGATCACCGTGACTTCGCCGGTTTCAACATTGACTTCGATACGTTCCATGGTGGGCCTCTTATTGGTAGAGAATGTTAATGGAGCCAGCGTCGAAGGTGTCGGTGCCGCCTACAGTTGTGATGCGGATGCGGTCAAGGGCACCACCAAGAGTGGGAGTTGAACCAGAACCATTAAGGGACGTAGTCGCGGCTGTATTATATATGCACAACTGACCAACCCAAGTATTTGATCCTAAAACGCTTATGATCAAAGAACCATAACGCAACGCAACTGCTTGCGCAGACCCCGTTCCTTCTAAAATAAAACCAGTAGTTGCTGAACCAAATGCTCCGGCGCTTGTTCCATATCCTACTGCACAATTGTATCCACTTGTTGATACTGAACCAGATCCAATTTGAACTTGAACCTGAGATGAGCCGTTCGTGCTAACACCATTAAACATCACAGTAATTTGTTTTACCGTTGAAGGTAGTCCAGTAAAGTCAATGCTGGTGCCGCTAGTGGAGGCGACGGCGGTGCCTGATGTAATGCCGGTCGATACCGGAGCAGTGCTTGTCCATGCGGTTCCGTTACTGGTAAGTACGTTCCCAGAAGTGCCGGGTGCAGTGAGCCCCGTCCCGCCAGCAGCCGCAGGAAGCGTCCCAGCGGTCATCGCGGACGACGAAGTGGAGTACAGCGCGTTATTGGCCGCAGTCAGTGTTGCAAGCCCCGTCCCACCCTGCGCCACCGTAACGGCAGTGCCGGACTGAAGGACCGTGCCGGTGACATTGGGAATTGTCAGCGTAGTGTCAGCAGAAGCCGCGCCCGCCGATAGAGTGACGGACCCGCCGCCGGAACCTTTGATTGAGACGGGCACTAGACGACACTCCAATATGAGCCGGGAGAAACCGTAACGACAATTCCAGAATTTATGGTCACGGGTCCTGCCGTCATTGCATTTTTGCCAACAGGGATAGTATAGCTTGTAGTGATAGTGATGTCATTAAGATAAAATGCGTAATTTGTTCCACCGCCAGTCGGTGATGTAGAAGAACTAACCAGTGAACAGTTCGTTCCATCGCTAATGACAGTCGCCGTCAACCCACTTGCAACCGTAGCAGTCGTTCCCGCACCACCTGATGCGATGATGACATTGTACCCGCCAGAAGTTCCGTTAACAACAACCCACTGCCCGCCAACGCCAGTTGGTATTGTGTAGGTCACGTTTGCGGAAATTGACCCCGAAACTTTAAGAATAAGAGGCTGATACTGTGTGCTAGTGAGCGTGGCATTTCCAGAAGTAGCGTTGAGGCTGGTTGTTCCGCCAAAGGCGCTATCAATGATGTTCATGTCACCATTGACGGGGATGTTCCATGTATCGACGTAATCACCATTGGCTGGTAATTCCAAGGACTTGTTGGTACTGAAAGTACTAGACATTCTAGCCCTCTAAATTTCTGTTAGCGATTGCCAACGCATGTGCCACATGGCTATCAGGAGTATTTAATAGTGATTCGGTATCGGAATTGATACTTTTTTTGGAGCGTTCTACTTCACGCATTAGGCGGTCAGATACGCGCCCACCGGTTTTGCGTCCCATGCGGGGAGTACCCAATGGACGTGGGTCTTGATAGCCTTCTTCCTGACCGGGGCGGCCAATCAATGCAGCTTCCGGCAATCTATATGCCGCTGGTGTACGGAGCAAACTTGGTATTTCAGGAGCCTGTCTAGTTACCGATGCGCCAGCTAATTCAGAGCGCCGCGCAGCCCCGGACCGCAATGCAGACGCCCCCGCCTGCGCCCCTTCGGTTGCCGCATAAGTCAACGCACTGGGGATAACGCCATGCCCTGCACCAATCGTAACAAGCGTTCCCTTGGTAAGCCAACCAACCAATGAACCGATGCGGCTAACTTTTTCTTCGGCTGGTGCTTTGCTATTATTAACAATCCTAATGCTCTCAGAGAGTTTCCGCAAATCCTGTATGGAAGGCTGTTCCCCAACACCCGAAAACACGCGCTGCGCTACTTTAGGATTATACGCCAGAAACTTATCAATCCGATCTGGCAAAGAAGATAGATCCTTACCAACCTCCGGCGTCAGCACATGATTTCGTATTTGCTGAGTTACAGCAGTCATTTCGGGGGTGTTTTTTCCTAAAGCATTTTCCAACCGTACATACATGGCTTCGCCAAGTTGCGGCTTCATAATGCTACCAGTAAGAATTTTTTGTGCGGCTGATGCAGACCCTACTGGGATATTATTAACAATTTGGCCAGTGCTTTGGTCAACCATTTGGTTTACTACACGCATGAATTCAGGACTTGAAGTCCCATACTTCGCAGTAAACCGTTGGTGAAAATCTTTTGATGCTTCACGGGCCTTGGTAAGTTGGTCAGTAATCTTCTTGCCAATATCAGGATCACCCTCTTTGGTAAGGGCGGTCTTCAATGCGTTGTTATAGACCTTATCAAATCCGTCAAGAATCACAGAAGCTGCAGTTCTATCTTCTCCAGTTGCATCATTACGAAACCCACGCAGAACTTTACGAACGGCTTCATAATTTGATACATCACGCGGCGCAACACCGGTTACTAAATCTTTCAACGGAAGATTATCAGAAGCAATACCTTCTTCCACATATTTCATAGCTTTAGAAGCTTTATCGTATCCAGCCCTTGCAAGCTCCTCTGATTCAAAAGGAATTTGCTTATCAGCAAGCATAGGGGTTATAGTTTTAATAAAATTGCCGGGGACGCTTTCATCAAACATGGCCCCCTTACCCAGCTGGGAAAGTTGTTCATATTCAGCACGGACAGCAGGCTTGGCCTCCGTTATTTTGTGATGTAAAGTTTCGCCGATAGCTTCTTCAGCTGGCGCTGTTCCGGCCATCTTTTCCGCTTGAGCCGCCAAAGTATCTTTAGCTTTTTGCGCTGCTTGTTCACTAACTTCTTTCGCCGCAGCGGGAGCCGCCCGCCCAGACACCATACTAAGCGTGGGGGTTTCCACATTTTGGGATTGCAAAATAGCTTGCCGCGCAACGTCCGGGGTAGCGCCGCGTTCAGCTGCAAGCTCACGGTATCCTTGAACATCATTAACAGCAAGTTTTCCCGGCCCCACTGCACGGTCTAGCGCGCCCTGCAACTCCGTGTCAGATGCGGGCTTTACTTTGCCGGGAAGAAGTGAACCAAGCGCACCATGAAGAGTTCCGCCAAGAACCGCGCCCGTGGCAGCACCCTTCAATGCCTCTTTGGGGTCCATTGTTTCAAGCGCAGATGATACGCCGCTAAGACCAGCTGCTTCTGCGCCTGCGCCACCAATTTCTGCGGCTCTAGTAGCAGTAGTTCCCAATTTGGCGGCACCCGCTGCTTCTCCGGCCAGTCTTGCACCCGCGCCAAACCACCCAGTAGGCAGCAAAAAGCCCGCACCAATACCCGCTACCGTTCCGGCCCCAGATAAATAGGGGTTTTGCCGCTCAAGCGCCTCTTCATACTGTTTCTGTTTTTCAAATGCTTCTGAATATGTTGGTGCGTTCCCGGCCAAATATCTGCCAACCGCAATTGCCGCTCTAGGGGCATAAAGACCTAGTGCATTGGCACCAGATATTAATGGTGCTTGGACAGCTTGCGCGGTCGGGGACCAACCACTTTTCTCAAGAAGCTCTTTGTCCGACTTTGCTTGGTTTTCGCCCTTTCCAATAGCAACAGGCGGGTTCGCTTGTGTGGCTTGTGGAGAAAGTTGAGATGCTATTTCATTTACAGTACTTTGCTGCGCTTCCGGTGAAAGCGCAGTAAATTCATCGCCAACCTCAACCCTACGGCCCATAATTTCAAGAGTAGGCATTAGGGCACCACCTTCCAAGGAACATTGGTTGTGCTTTTACCAGATGACGGAACAGATGTAGTAGGAGCAGATTGTTGTTGATCTTCTCCCCCTATATCTACCCCCTTTGGTCTATAACCATATTGGCCATATTTTTGAAAAAGATTTCTTGTGAGTTGACTGACATTTTTATCGTTTGTCGGCAAATCAAGCTGACTAAATGCCTTGGCAATTGATTTATTATACCCACGATCCCCCATTTTATCATTATAATTAAACGTAAACGCAGTAGGATCAGAATATCTATGCTTTGTTAAATATTCCCTATCACGATCTCTAACGTATTCCATATCGCCTAAAGTATGGCCGATAAGGGAATAAATAGCGCCGGGATCAACATTGCCGCCGGGAGTAATTTTCTTTTCTACGTCAATGCCAGCTTTGGGAGCACGTTGTAACCCAGCAGCGGCCAGATTGCTGACAATCTGCTGCATGGCAATTTTAGCAGCATAATCATAATCAGTTGGGTCATTAGAACCAACGTAATATTTTGGATCTGACACGCCAAGGGTTTTTAAGAGGCTATTTATGTCGCGTTGCGTTTCTGCGCCATATCCAGATTTCAAGCCTTGGCCTTGCAATCTAGAAAGTTCCATCATCTGCGATTTTGCGGCAGTATATACTTCATCACGCTTTTGAATTGCCTTTGCAAAATCATCGGCGCTGCCAAGACGTTGTTCAGATATTTTTTTATTTACATCTAGTTGCCTAGAAGCAGCACGGGAAACCAATTCATCTAACCGCTTTTGTTCTTCTTGAGCTTGTCTGTCATAAATATTAGATTGTGCTGGGTTTACCTCTGCAAAAGAAGCAGCCTGCGCCTTTAATTGATCAACTCTTTTTTGAAGAGTGATGGGGTTGTTGGGGCCAGTTAGACCGTATTGCGGCCCATTTTCGCGAACATGTTGGTCAATTTCAGTGGGGCTCCACTCTTCCACTGGCTTGTCTGTTATCTTTTCGGGGACAGGTTGCGCCTCACCCACTAACGTAGGTTGTTGACGCCCCGCAGGAATTTGAGGACGGGGAGGAGTAGTAGATACTGTAGGTATTGCCGCAGGAATATTCTTATTAGTTTCAATGGAGGTTTCCGCTTGAGTTGGCACAAGACCGCCCGGTGGTGTTTTTGAAATTCCAGCGAATGCCGGATCAATGCCAGCGGCTTCAAGCATTTTGGAAACAGACGCTTGCACCTGTTGGGGGGCAACAAGATCTCCAGTTCTCTTATTCCTAAACGCTACGTTGCCCTTAGCATCACGGGTTTCTTGAAAAGTGTTTTGGATAATATCAAACACCGTTTTAGTAGCATCCATTTTTTGTTTATATTGCGCTTGATAGCCAGATACCCCGCCAACAAGCCCCTCACCTACTGCACCCAACAATGTTTGGTTTTTGGAAGCTAACATGGAGCCAAGACCAGCCAATGCGGGAACCCAGAAATTAGCCGACGTAGGCGTTCCCTGCGGCAGATACTCACTAGCAACATCACCCAAAGACGCTTCACCAGCACCCTTACCGCTATATGTGGATGGGGCGCGCTCAGAACGTCCAATCATACCGGGCGGGGACAACCCTTGGTTAAACGAAGTCCATGTAGGGGAAAGCGTTTTGAGAATTTGGGGCGATAGTCCTTGTTCCTTCAAATCAGCATCAAGGTCACGGCCCGTGCGGGCCTTATAATCCTGCATTGCTAATTCTTTGGTAGCGGCATCCTGATAGCCTTGAGTCATAGGAGCGCCGCCAGTTATGCGGTTCCAAGTGCCATGAATGAATTGACCCGCACCAGCGGCGGATGATTCGCCGCCCATTGGCTTACCGGGGCCGGGGTGTCCTTCTTCGGGGTTAAATGTTTCTTTCCCGCCTTGGCGAATGTTATAACGGGGTTTACCGTTTTCATCCATTCCGCCTTCACCAGCATATGTCCTATTAATGAACTGCTGCCAGTGCGGCTCCATTTCTTCTTTTCTTTGCGGAGCAATTTTATATGTTGGTTCGTCACCACCGCCGCCATCCGCCGAAACCACAGAATCTGAATCCTGTGTGCCATTGGCAAGAACGCGCTCACCATCAGCATGATGCTGGCGCGGGATTAGACCACCGTATGCGAAAGGGGTTCTACCGCCATCAGCCAAAGGCAGGACCATCGGTAAAAATTTCATGAAGCTGGAACCGGCGCTGTAGAGGTCGCCGACGCCCTTAGCCATATTGGCAGCATCCATAATGTCATTGCCAATGCCGCGAGCCTGCCCCGGAGCTGCACCGGGCTTGGGCAAGCTGTTCATAGCTTTCGCACCAGAGCTAAGAACATCCTTCATAGGATCTTCGCCAGCCTTGGTTTCCGCATAATTGTACGGCGTCGGATCGCTATCATCGACACTGCCATCAGTGGCATATCCATGACGTGGGACAATCAAGCCGCCCTTAGCAGCAAGTTGCTTCTTCCCCCAAGCAATACCGCTCTTGCCCATGTCGTATAGGCCAGCAATATTTTTACCGGTTTCAACAGCTGAACCCAATCCGGCTTGATTTTGTCGCAACAGCTTGGGGTCGGCAATCATCAACCTACCAATGGGCAGATTGGCGGCAGGCACATAACTTGATACGCCCGGCATACCGCCCATGTTGGGCATTCCCGGCATACCACCGTCCGCAAATCCTTCGCCAGCAAGGCCGGGGGCTACTGCGCCGCCCATCGAAGACGGATCATAGTCACCCATAACGCCGCCACCGTAGTCCTTGTTGGTCCGGGTAACCTTGTCATAATCAACCGTCTTGTACATCTTGCCATCGGAGGCCGGGGCAAGACCAACCGCTTCGGGCTTACGCTTTTCAACGTCCTGCGCCATCAGGCCGATTTGGGTCTTGTTATCGCCGTTGTACTTGTAGCTGTAAATCGGCAAACCATCATCGGTCTCACCGATTCGACGGGCGTCATGCTTCAGGCGTTCATCGGAAAAGAACCCTTGCGGTTGCGTGGTGGTCGTAGTTGAGCCAGACAGCGCGCCAGTGCCCATAGCAATGTTGGCAAGAAATTGGGCTGTTTGGAAATCGTAACCGCGCTGTTGAAGGAACTGCTGATATTTGGCAGTAAGATCGGCCTGCTGCGTTTGCTGTTCCACAGTGCCAGCGGCAATCTGAGCCTGCGCGCCCTGAAGGCCAGCTTGCTGGGCCGCAGTACCAATACCGGCAACTTGTTGGCCAGCCTGCATCCTGCGGGCCAGATCAGCGGCAACAACACCCTGCTGTCCCTGCGCCGTTTGCACAGCCTGCTGGTAGCCTTGTTGATAGATCGGGGCAATTGCCTGTGCAGTAGCAAGGTTCTGCTGACCGGCCAGCTGCGCCCGCTGAAGGCCGGAACGCTCACCAAACGCAGCACCAGATTTAATAGCCTGCGCTTGTTGTTGGGAACGCTCTTGGCCTTGCTGTTGCTGCAATGCTTGAAGGGTAGGCGCGGCAACTGCCTGCGTATAGGGGTTCTGATAGTAGCCAATTTGATTTTGTGTCAGAGCGCCGACATCTTGCGCTCCAGACAAAGTCAAACCCGTAGCTGCATTATAGTAAGGCTGCGCTTGTGTAGCAGAAGCAGACGTATTCTGAATACCCGCCGTTTGGGTAGGTGTCAGACCGGCGACAAACTGATCGGTATAGGGCTGGAACGGTGTTTGGGCGACCTGTTCTGCGCGGGCATTGACAGAGTTGTACCGCGCCAGAACTTCTGGCGGGATACTAACCGACTGGCTAGATTGACTTGTCTTGCCACCCATTCCATTTACTCCGATGGGGCCGCGAAGGCACCCGTTTCTGCATTATACAAGAAAAACGCCCCACTAGGTTTACCAAATTGACGCTCATAAAGACGAACTTTGGCTTCCGTCCTATGATTGGAAAGTACTCCAATAATCAAAGGCAACCCTAATTCATCTGACGCTTGTTTAGTAAACTCACAAAGACGCCTAGCTCTTCCACCCTTGGCGCTTCTGTGTTCAGGATGCACAAAAATAGCCTTTTCTTCTAATACAGGACTTTGACTATACCACATGGTTCCTATCCTGAGAAGGACTGCACCTTCCAAAATACCATTTTCGCCCTCAATGATACCCATTAAACCTTTATCAAGATTTAATGCGGGCCAGATTTCAGCCAATAATTTCTGCGGATCAGGATTTACAAATCCATTTTCCCCGCAGGCGCTTAATGCCAATTCCATCATAGGATGCACATCTTCCGGCACCCCAATCCGTACCCCCAAGTCTTCAACCATGCCTATACCCCCATTAACTTTGCTTCGGGCCGGGTAGCTTCTTAAGCGTATCCACTGTCTTCGCCCGCATTTTCTTCACAAACTCATCTAGTTCGCCGTGTCCTGCATCCATGTCGCCATTGCCCATATTAGCGACTACTTCGGGAGAAATAACATATTCACCGCCCGCCGCAACAATAGGAACTAGCTGGCCCGCATACCCACCAGTGGCATACCCGGCAGGATGCCCACCATATTGGTTAGTAATATCGTTCATAATCTTAAAACCAGCCATCGTATTGCCCTCCCCCATTGCAGAGATTATGTCTGCGGGGATGACATACGATCCTGACGGAACATGCATTGGCAAGTGATCTGTGCGGCCAGCAACCGCACTATGGATAGGACCAACATGCGGCTTGACGCCTTGCGTCTGTGGCTTTGCGGGTGGCAATGGGCTACCGCCCCCAGCCTTCTTTTTGCGTGATTCGCTCAGGGCTATGGCGATTGCTTGTTTTTGCGGGCGTCCGCTATGAACCAGTTCACTGATGTTAGAACTGACGACTTTGGGCGATGATCCGTGCTTCAGCGGCATGATTTACCCCGGAGAATATGTGACATTGATAGACTGCCCAGTGCCGGGTACAATCACCAAACCAGAATTAAAAAACTGCCCAGTTTGATAAACGCCAACAGTTGCGGGCGTTGCACACAAAACATTTCCAGCAGCTGCTAGTGCCGTGGTAGATGCGTTATTAATTGTGCCAGCAGCACTTCCTGCTACGACTACAGCATAATTAACCAGATACCCGCTTCCAGCGATTACCAGTGTTGAAGCCGTTACGGTAGCAGAGGTTTGCGTTCCCTGCCCACGTAAATTGGATGTTGACACATTGTTGAGCGCAACAACGCCGTTTTTCTGGGTAGTAAGGATGTCTGAAAGACTAGCAGTCATTAGTATCTACCGTCAGGTTGGAAGCGATAGCGGATGTTTCCAAGACGCCACCAAGAGCCAATGTCATTACTTTCAATCTTAACAGAGACAAGTCGGCCCCGAAACCTTGGTGTTAAAAACGTAGTAGCTTGTGTCATTGTATATGGGCCATACACCAAAGGTGTTTGACCAGCATAATCAGCGACATAGAACGTGATTAGCACGTTTGCGCCTTGCGTACCACCATAATAGCCCCACTTCATATCGGGCCAAATCTGGTCAATAAACATCTTTTCATTGGCTTCAGTAATAACAAAATAACCAGTTTGAAAAGATGACAGCATTGCCTTCCCGTCAGCGTCGGGAGAAGTTTCATGTTGATAAATATAAGTATCGTCAGCAGCACCAATTGGCGGCCCAAGTACAGATTCATTAATCCAAGCTGTTCTGCTAAGTTTACCAAAATCCCATTGATCAAGTACATAATTGTACTTTACATAATGGCTGTTTTCCCCGCCGTTTGACTTGGTTGGATAGTACCAAGCAACCTCACCAAAACGGGAGTTCGCAGCAAATCTAATATTATCTAGCTTGTTGGTATCTAAATCTTGGAACACAACATCCCAGACAGGGCACCGAATGGGGGACACACCATCCCCAGATAGCCGGTAAAACTGGCTTTGCCCCATCCAGTAAACCACACCACTGACAGATCCAGCTGCCTTGCGGCCAATCAACCCGCAACCAGTTCCTAGTTCATTGAATTGGTAGACGTATGGTGGGCCAGCGTATTGCATAGCCCATATACCAAGATCAGTCCAAATAAGTCCTTGTTGGGGTCCTTGAATACATTGGACAATTCTAGAACCTTTGGGAATTCGGTAGCTTCCCGCTTGGTTGGTGATAAGAGCAATCCATTGGTTATAGTCGTTTACATCGCACCAGCGGATGAGCATAGGGTCTACAATACCGGTGAATGTGGAGCCCCACGCAATGATTTGGCGTTGCGGCATGGCAACGAACATGCCGTTATTGACGGGAGGGGCTTGCGGGATAATTGTTGCAATAGGATTGCCGGAATTGGGGTCCCATTCATAAATTGGCCCACCATAAGGAGATGCCAACAGAAATCCGCCCCAGTTATCTAAGGTCCAATCTATTGCATTGATCGGTACGCCAGCACCATTTTGTCCACCGGCCCCGGTTCCATAAGCGCCAGAACCGTATCCGCCTGCACCATACCCCCTTGCTGCACTGCCGGGGCCAATCCCGTTATGGTATAGAAAACGGACGTTGCCGGAATTTTCGTAACCACTAGTAGTGGAGGTTGCAATAGACGGCCCGGAAATCAAAAACTGGCTTGTGCTAGATACAGATATAACTGTGTAATTTCCATAAAAAGTTATGCCGCCTATTGTAGAAGCAACAAGAACAGGGAAAGTATCTCCAGCCGCATATCCGTGGTTTGCTAGTGTTACAGTAGCAAAATCACTAGCTAGTGTTGTATTAAATTGCGACACAACCCCGCCATTAACTACAGTAGACGTTGCATTTGCTGGGTTTCCAAGTGGATCTATTGCATAAATTGTATACGTATTAGCCGATCCGCCATAGTTATAACATTGATACTGTCCAAATAATACTATTCCACCGACAGATACTTGAGTTAATATGTTAACAACATCGTATGGGTCTGCATACCGGCCTGTATCAGTAATAGTTACGACATTGCTCCCAGTTGTAGTGGAGAAACTAACAGCAACATTTACGGTGAGATCTTGTGGCGTCAGATCATTAATGCCGCCGCTCACAATTACCGACAGAGATCCGCCGCCACCAGCAATGGTTCCGCCAGAGACATATGTGGTGGTTATGGAACTAGAGTAAGATACTGAATTTGCTGTTGTTCCTGTGACGATATAAGTTCCGTTATACGCAGATGGGTTTATCCCAGCCACAATAATTTTTTGGTTTGTGACAAAAGTAAACGGTTTCGCATATGTGAGCGTAACGGTAGTTCCGTTCCCACTTGCGCCAGTAACCACAAGCGGGGCTTGGCCATCGGCACCAACAGCAAGATATGAGTTTGCGTTGCTATCTTCCCATGCCCATAGGCAACGAACGTAAGACCCTATCGCCCCATAGAAAAATTTAGTCCAGCCACCAAGTTTTTGGACCAACCCACCAAGGGTTCTATCCGGTATAAACCGGACAAGTTGGCTCACAGAAATTGCAGCTTCATTGAGGGTTGGAGTTTTATTCTGGTCCACGCCCGGCAAAATTTTAAACGCGCTGTGGGGCATGGATTACCCCCGCGTCGGTGTTGCAGTGGTAGATGGAGACTGCGAAGACCAAGCGGCAGCTTCGAACTTCTTGCGGTTTTCTTCCGTAAGCGCCGACTTCAAAAGTGCCTGATACTGGCTTTCATAAGTGATAGCCATCTGGGGGTCATCGTTAGCCCGGCCAAAGTTTCTTTGATACGCGCTAATGTAGATCATGGATGCCATGATAAACACATCTGGCAAGTAAAGGCTAATAAATGTTGTAGTATTAGTAGCTGATAAACTATCTGGGCGGTATGTGCCGACTATTTCACATGTATAGTTTGCATCTGGATAGGGACCGACCAGAAACGTATAGTCGTCAAATGGCACAAAATATTGCGGGGTTCCACGGTTTGCTACAGCACCAGACCCATATACCGCATCAAGAAATTCTTTAGTTGTAGGCAACAATGGAACACGGGTGCCAATGTCAGGATTACTTGTGCCGCTGGGGGTAATTACGTTGATTTGTTCTGGAACCACAAGAGTGCCCGCAGGAACGGCGATGATCCGGTTCCCTGCCGTGAGACCGTAGGCTGTGGTGGCGATAGAGGTAAACAGAAAATCCAGATCACGGTACATCCTATTTTCAGCATAGGTGATACATTGAGGCAAGATAGTAAGATAGGCAGAATCAGTCGGCGACACTACAGCCATCGTGGCAATCTGGTCCACATAGCTATTCGTGCCCGTTACAGTCCCAGCGTATGAAAGACCAGTAGTCAATTCCTATCTCCTTACCGGCCCACTATAACACTTAATTGAGGCCAGCGCACCAGCCTTCTCTGCGGGCATTATTTACTTTAATTTCACGGATTGTTTGATCCGTATCTTTGGAGGACCAAGAAACATCCCGCCAGACGCTACAAGCAGATTTAGTCGTTACGCTGGAACTGGTCATGCTGGCGCAGCCTGCCAGAGGACAGATCAATAGAATCGCCAGAACGTACCGCATTTTCAACCCTCCGAAGCGCGTCCGCAGTAGCCTTTGCTTCAACTTCAGCAATAGCGTCTCTGCGTATTTTGTAAATGACACAACTAGTTAGCCCAATGACTAACATTGCAATAGCGGCATACTTACCAATAGGCGTAAGCAAAAACGCAATCACTGGCCCGTTTCCTGCATGTTCCTATAACGCCAATACCAGATAGCCCCTGCTAAAATTCCAATTGAAAGAAGAATTAAGAAATTTGGACCATGTACAATAGAAGTAAAAACATCAATAATATCAGATGCATCTTTGGCTTGTGCAGAAGCTTCTTTCGCAGCACCCATGACCGCTAATCCGCCAGTGATAAATGCAGCATTACCCTGCTTGCTATCAGCCATCGTCTTTGCGGGCGGGAGAGCATCGGGTTTTGAACTAGATTCTTGATGGTTTAGCTGGGCAGTCTCATCCACCCCCCGCCACAATGCGGCTTCAGCACGGCGGCGGCGAACAAGGCCGGGGAGTTCCCGCCCAGCGGCCCGTGTCCATTTCATAAACTGGGCTGGAACCGCATCGAATTTACTGTCATTAACAAGCTTGAGAAGCGTAGAGGAGCGAAGATTTCCAATCCCACAATTGTAGGCAAATGACACAAGCGCGTCAAATTGGTGTTGCTTAAGGTCAACCTTAACAAGCTCATCAACGCCCTTTTCAAAAACCAACAAATCAACCCGAAGAAAATCGTCAGCCTGCCACTTGGTTATAATCAGCCCACGCGAAACCCCCTTGGTGTGCCCATATCCAATGGTCCACGGAGCCCCGCCCGTGCCGGGGTCTGGATAAGCCTCAAGGCGGCAACCCTCAAATTGCTTGATGAGATCAATCGCTGCATT